GATGTAAGTTCTACCTTTTTTCCAGGCACACGAAAGCCCCATTTTTGTGGATTTGCTTCAAATGTAGATAAAGAATCAACATTACGCAACCAATTTTTTGCCTTACAAAAGGCAGACCAATCGCGTTATATTCCAGACAGCACAAGTGATTTATATGAAACAAAAATAGAAGAGTTGCCACAAAATGTTAATTTAGAAGCTAGTTTATTGTTTCAAGAAACTAAATTTAATGATTTTAATCCTAGTTTATCAAATTCAATTGGACACGAATTATTTTATAACTCAACACGAGTTCAATTAAAAGATTTAAAATAAAAATTATAATATACAACAATGTTTTCTAATTTAAGAGAGAATAAAGAACTTAAAGAAGAAAAAAAAGCTAAGAAAAAAAAACTAAAATCAAAAGCGCAAAATAGTATGACTTTAGATTTAGAAATTAACCAACTACCTAGTAGCGTTCCTAATAGCGTTCCTAATAGCGTTCCTAATAGCGTTCCTAATAGCGTTCCTAGTAGCGTTCCTAGTAGCGTGCCTAGTAGCGTGCCTAGCAAAGAAAAAGAAAAAGAAAGAGATAGTGACTCTGTAAACAATATTGATTTATTATATTTAACAAATCAGCAACGGTTCTTTAAGCCAAATAAAATAGATAGTTTACTAAATAATAATTATTTGCTAAAATCAATATATAATAATTTAGATGAAAATATAAATAGCTTTAAAGAACAAATAGTAGCTACAAACAATAGTAACTTAAAGGAATTATTAGAAAATAATGACTATAAAGAAGGTCAAGAAAAACACAAACTCTATTATTTGCTATATGTATTAAATTTAATACAACATTTTAAAGAAACAAAAATTCAAAATTTAATATGTGAAGACCTTAAAGACTATTCAAATAATTATAAAACAACAAAACAAGAAGAAGCTACATTAAATTGCAATGACTTTAATATAGTAAATGAAACATTAAAATTAATGTCATCTACTAGTTCAAGTTCAAAAAAATTAACCAATATAGATTTAATGGTTACTAAAAAGTCAAATGCTAGTCTATATAAGAAAATTCTCCCACAAAAATGGGAATAAATTAATTAATTACTTTTTATAGACTTATTATATACTTATTATATACTTATTATATAGTGCTATGACTTATAAAAATAATTTATATAACAAATTATCATTTAGTAAAGAGAGAAAAAATAGGAGGTCACGACGTAACTTAAGCAAGCGCATCAAGAGCGTAAGAAAACATAAAGAACAAAAATTTAAAAGATTAAAATGCGCTCCACAAAATAATAATAATGACCCAGAACTTAAAGATTATACTTGCTATTCCCGCACTAATTTACAAACATTTAAAGAAATCTGGAATAACAGCAGCGATGAAAAGATTAATACAAACAATAGTAAAGAAATATGGCAATTTTTCAAAAACAAGCTAAGCAAAGAGTGTTATGATGAACTATGCTGGCTTAAAAAAAGCAAGTTGTCTTCTATTAACAACAGCGAATTATTAATTAAAGAAATATTTAAACCATTTTCACCAAAAACGTGGATAACAAATCCATCTACGTGGCTTTCTAGTGTTGATATAACAAAAATAATGAACCAATATGAAAAATCGCATAGCAATTTTAAGTTTATTGGTCCTAGTCCAATTGACTTTGATACTAAAGAAGTATTTTCAACATGTGTGTGGGAACAATTATGTAATTTTAATTTAAAAGAATACATTCAAAAAAAGATAACCAAAATAGGGATAATTTTTAATACTGATACACACGATAAACCCGGCAAACATTGGATAGCACTATTTATAGACTTAGATAAAAAGTTTATATTTTATTTTGATAGTAATGGAACAAAAATGCCAAAGCAAATAAAAGTATTAATTAATAGAGTAGAACAACAAGCACAACACGAAAATATAATATTAAAAGTAGATGACAATGAAGGTTTTACACATCAATATAATGATGGCCAATGTGGTATGTATGCGCTTTATTTTATAATAGAATTGTTAAAAGAAAATAAAACATACAATTATTTTAAAACAAAACGAATTAAAGACGCTACTATGAAAAAATATAGGACAATCTATTTTAATCAGGCAAACGAAGAACTATATAACATAAAAGACTAGCTTCTTTCTATCTCGTTATTATTATACTATAAACAAAGCTAGTATAATAATAAATCAATTTTTAAATAATACAATACTATGTATAATTAAAATTGAATATAGTATAAATAGTACTATAATAATACTATTAACTTATATAATCAATTATGACTACAACAATAGCTACAACAACCAAAAAAGTGCTTACTGAAGATTTAGGTAAAATATTTGAGATGGCTATTTGTTTATATTATGATACACCATATGATGGAAATTACAAATATAGTTTAGAGCAAGCCCATTCTCTCAAAAATAGACTTAACAATCTTAAAAATGTGTTTCCGTATGCTATTAAACATTGTGCTAGTCGTGGAAATAAATATGATTTTGAATGTATAGACAATCCATTAATCCATTTAAGTGCTAAAACAACCAAAAAAGATGGTAAAGTTTGTCCGCAAGTACTAGGACAACCCTCTCGCAAAAAGTTTTGTGAATTTTTCACACTAGATCAAATTACTAGTTTAGAGCAAATAAAAAGTTATATTATAAATAATATTGCTAATTTATTGCAAGTCTATAGTGCACATACTTTTGACTGTCCTATACTCTATTATAATAAACATAAAAATTTATTGGCATTTATAGTATTAAAACAGCATATAAATTGGTCAAATTATGCTATTAAATTCAGTCATAATATAAAAAATAAATTATGGAATGAAAGTTCATCTATTAGCATAGATGGAATAACTATTGGTGAATTTCAAGTTCATAATAAACGTGATTGTATTAAATTTCGCTGGTGTTTTGAAAAATTGCTTACACTGTTTGAAGAGCATTTTACAATTAGTAATTTGTAAGTAAATTATATTATAATGATTATAATTATAAAAGTGATTCTATTTTATCATAATATGCTTTACTAATTTCGCATCCTTTAAAGTTGCGTTTAGTATTTTTTGATGCTAGTGCTGTAGTTCCTGACCCCAAAAATGTATCTAAAACTGTATCGCCTTCTTTAGAATGTTTTTTTATGAGTTCTTCAAATAGTGCCAAACTTTTTTGTGTAGGATGAAACCTATTTTTTCCGCCTTGTAATGGATAATAATATATTCCGTTGTCATAAGTACTATTAAATGTAGGACAGCCATCTTTAACACCTAATAGGGCAATCTCTCTACAATTTGTTAAATAATTTACTTTACTATTTCTTGGTTGTGGATTAGTTTTAATCCATTCAATAAATCTAATTTGTTTAAAATTATACTTTTCTAGTAAATCTTTTAGGTTTGTAATTTTCCATAAGTCAAAGAAAATTATTAATGTGCCTCCTTTTTTTAATACTTTATAATAATGCTCAATAAACTTTTCTAAAATAGTTAAAGTAAAATCACTATCCCAATCTCCATAGTCAGTTTTTACACAATATTTTTTTCCATATAGCGAGCCATATTTTATATAATTGTTTTTTTGTGAATCATCTTCTATAGCGTTTTGCTCTTTATAGTTAATCCATTGTTCTTCTGTTTTAACTTCATTAATATTATTTTCTTCATTATATTTAACATTATTATAATGCTTATCTAGACCACTTGTTTTAGATATAATATATGGTGGGTCTGTTAATATTAAATCAATAGAATTGGGAGCTAATGTTTTTAAGTATTCTAGTCCGCACATATTTTTTATAGTTATGCTAGGAATAATGCTAGCATTATTTATTATTGTAGTACTAACAGAGGCTTCGCCAATGCTAACAGAGGCTTCGCCAATGCTAACAGAGGCTTCGCCATTTTTATTAGACAAACTGTCAAGTAATTTAACTAAATCATCTTTGCTTTTAGATTTAGATTTTTTAATTCCAAGTTCTTCACATTTTATTAGAAGCTCTG